ATTATGTTTAATACAATAGTTATGTAGTCTATTATAATTATCTTCACCTAATGATAATCCAAACATTCCATATTTAATTGTATTTTCACTTCTTTTTGTTCTTTTAGTTACACTTGTTAACAATTCTTCTTCAGTCATTTTTATCCTTTGTTATTGTTTGTTTAATAAATTTTACATAGTGATTACTAATATCTATAATTAAGCCAGTGAAGTATAAAACCCAGCTTAATCCAGATAATATGGCTATTAAAATATATTTTAAAAAACCAAAAAACTTAGGTATTACCCCTTCTACATTTGTGCGTAGAGTTTTTGCTTTTTCTTTGATAACGGACATCATATAGCTATACCTTTCATAGTTATTTCTTTCTTTCTGTTATAAAGCTATCTCATTTCTTGGGATAGCTATGTGCGTTGCTTAATCCCCACAGTGCAACGCAACTGTGTGTTTATCGTAGAAGCAGGGAGCAGTAATGAACTGACTAATCTTCTACGCTAGGATTCTGTAATTCATACAATGCTACTAAATGCTTTAATCTTTCATTAAGTTTATAACATTTAATATCTTTAGTATTTTTATAAGCTAATGTTTCTTGTTCAAGAAAGTATAGTTTTAATATTTCTAATAAATCAAATATTTCTTTAGAACTTATCTTGATGTCTAGATACTTTGTAGTGGTATCTTGCTTCTTCTGCATTTGCTTTATGCTCCTCTATGTCGCCTGGAGAATCTACTCCTAGTCTAGTTATACTAGAAATAAATTCATCCATTTCAATTTTGCATTCTGCATAATCAAATTGCAACTTAGCTAGTTCATCTATTATATATTGTTTGTATGCTGTCATTTACTCCACCATTGTGATTTATTTTCTTCATTCTTAACAATTTTGTAAGGTAATTCAACCTTGTTTGGCATATGCTTTGATATAGCAAATACACAACCTAGAATGATTCTAATTGGCAACATGATTGCAACCCAAATCCATTTGGCAGCAACATTCATTAACCAGTTTTGTAGTTTATTTAACATAGTATTCTCCTTTGTTTATTATTGTTAGAATTTCGGCAGCAACGCCCAATGATTTTCAACGCCGAACGTTTTTGAAAATAGGCTCTTAGCGAGAAAAAAAGCCCCATACCCAATGATGAGTACAGGGCTTAATTATCTAATTATTTTTGACCTAAAGCTTCTTTAAGTCTTGCAACATTATATTCTTTCATCTGCTTAGTTACATCTTTGGCAGGTGTTTTGCTTTGAGGCATAAACTTCTTACCAAATGTAACTTCATAACAAATATGAAACTCATTTAATATTGCTTCTGCTCTTTTGATATTGATTTCTTGAGCATCTCGTCTAAATATTAACTTATCAACATTTAGTTTAGTGATCTCATTACCAACATCTTGTCTCATAGCATTTTTCATAAGATCTCTAGTTTTATCTAAAGATTTTATACATTGCTCATGATGTCTTTGGAATACACCAATAATACTATTAGCATTCCATTCAGCCAACATTGCCCAATCTTGATGATCTGCAAATGGTGAGATAACTGTATTGAAAAAGGTCTTAATACCACCTTTCATATCAACACAATCTAACACATCTTCCATATCACCTAATCTACTATCTGAGTAGTCTTGTTGATTTAATTCACTAGCCATCATATCTAACTCCTTTTGTTATATTATTAATTTCGCTATTTATTTCACTAACTTTATCATAGTCAGCTTTCATTATAGCTTCTTCTTTCAACATTGATAACTCAACAACTCTTTTCTTATCGTGTTCATCTGTTATCAACTCATAGTATTTAACATAGTCCATTGTAACCTTTCTGTTATCGTTTATTATATACCAACAGTGTCTAACGCACGTGGTATCGCCCAGTAAACAAGGGGAGTACTCACCAATCAATAGCTTGACACCTTTAGGTGTGGCGTTCATGTCCCTTGTGGACATTACGCCCTATTGAGTGGAGGAGGGGATTCCTTGTTATACTTAGGCGATTACGTGTGTAGAGGGGGACCCATAGCAATAATGAGCAACAGCGAATGGTAGCAAAGCTAATTGCGTATGGGGTTCTAAGTATTGCCTTTGGCAATTCATTCACTTGCGACCAGGATCGTTACCCTTTAGGGACAAGACCGAAGGGCTTGGGTGCAAAGCACTAGAGCCTGTTAGTCGCCATACAACATATAGTTATGTGAGTTTCATAATGTACTAAAGGTCTGTTATTTGTCTTGACAGAGGTAAATAAAATAACTACGAACCGTTAAGGGTAGAATAAATAAGTGTTATGAAAGACGATCTTACAGATAAACAACGAGCCTTAGTAGATACAATCGTAGCTACTGGGTGTAGTATAACTGAAGCTGCTAAAACAGCAGGATATTCAACGAATGTTAGTAAAGATTCAGCGAGAGTAAGTGCTTCTCGCACACTACGTTTACCAAAGGTACAACAGTATATGCAACANCGTGTNGCACAAACTCTTGGACTTGGNGCAGTAAGTGCGAGTAAAAGACTTATCGAGCTATCCACAGGGGCNANGAGTGAATACGTTCAACTAGAAGCTAGTAGAGATATTCTCGATAGAGTAGGGTTGAGAGCACCAGATAAGGTATCTCACAACATACAGGGGGATATTAAGATTAATATTGATTTAACGTGAGGCGTTGGTATGCACCCACTCCACGTAGACTCAGAGAGTCGGAGGGTGGGGGCAAAAATCATCAGCCATAGCTGACGAGGCGTATCTCACAGACAACAGGGTTCAAAAAGGTAAACATGGCAAAACAGAAGTTCACACATTTCATACCAAGAGATAAGCCTAAGAAAAGAAAAGGCGTTCATACAAAGAGTCAGAACAAATCTGCCAAAAGGCAGAAGAAACAAACTAGGTACAAAGGACAAGGGCGTTAGCTTTGCTAAGTGCGTTTCAAAAATTTTTTTAGTTCTATAAGGTTCTCCCTTCCATTAAACAAAAGGAGAGAACATGAATTACAAAGTAAACATATGGCAAGATGACACTCTCAAAAGAGAGATTGTATATTCAGCAGAAAATGATATACAAGCAATACAGATGGCAAGTGCTGCAACACCAGATGGATGCAGATCAACATACGAACAAGTAATGGAGGAACAATGCCCTACGGAAAAGGAACCTATGGTTCAAAAAAAGGAAGACCTGCTGCAAAAAGCAAGTTAAGCTCAAAACAAAAAACATTACCAGATGCTTTGAAAAAAAAGATCATTGCTAAAATGAAAAAGAAATAATGGCGACAAAGGAAGAAAAAGAACATATGAGGTGGGTGGCTGAGCTTGGCTGCTATGTTTGCGAAAGACCAGCTAACCTACACCATATAAGACCCCCTGGAACTGGCATAGGAAGGCGTACAAGCCACTTCCACGTAATTCCGTTATGTCATGACCATCATCAAGGAAACTTCTCTATACACATGGCTAAGAAGGCATTTGAAGAAAAGTATGGTAAAGAAACTGAAATCTTGCAAATAGTATTAGAAAGGGTAGAAGAATTAAAATGTCGTTCCTCAATAATTTAAGTTTAAAAGATAGAAACAGATTAAGAGCTATTGTAAAAAAAACACATCTTAAACATTATCCAACACATATGATAACAGACTATGAAGCTGATAAACTTGTAGAAGCTTTTGGTGAGGAAACTATATACAATCTGTTAAAAGCAAATGTTGGTGTAAATGTCGATTAATTTTAAATACAAACCAGAAGGTGATACCTTAAAAAAATTTATGAAGTCTGATGACTTCTTTAGAGGACTTCGTGGGCCAGTAGGATCTGGTAAGTCAGTTGCTTGTTGTATTGAAATCTTTAGAAGATCTTTATTACAACAGAAGAATGCAGAAGGTAAAAGAAAATCTAGATGGGCTGTAATTAGAAATACAAATCCACAGCTTAGAACTACAACAATCAAAACATGGTTAGATTGGTTTCCAGAAGATACTTGGGGTAACTTCGCCTGGAGTGTTCCTTATACTCATAGAATCTTAGTTGGTGAACTTGATGTAGAAGTTATCTTCTTAGCTCTTGATAGACCAGAAGATGTTAAGAAATTACTATCATTAGAATTGACTGGCGTTTGGGTTAATGAAGCAAGAGAAATACCCAAATCAATTATAGATGCTTGTACTATGAGGGTAGGAAGATTTCCTAGTATGAGAGAAGGTGGAGCTAGTTGGTATGGAGTTATAGCTGATACCAATGCACCAGAAGAAGATCACTGGTGGCCGATTATGGCAGCAGATGTACCTGTACCAGACCACATCTCTCGAGATGAAGCTTTAATGTTAATCAAACCAGACAACTGGAGTTTCTATACACAACCCCCTGCTTTGCTAGAAAACAAAGGGAAGGATGGATTTATAACTGGTTATGAAGATAACAAAAAATCAGAAAATAAAAAAAACCTAACCGAAAAATATTATGAAAATATTATTAGAGGTAAAACAAAAGGATGGATAGATGTTTATGTTTTAAATAAACTAGGATCTATTGAAGAAGGTAAACCTGTATATCACAGCTTCAAAGAAGAATTACACATTACAAAAAATAAAATAGATTTAATACCAGGACAACCAATATGGATTGGAGTTGACTTTGGATTAACTCCTGCTGCTGTCTTTGGTCAAAGAACTACAACAGGTAAATGGAATATTATAAATGAGCTTGTTTGTTTTGAGATGGGTGTAATAAGATTCTCAGAATTACTGAGAGGAGAGATTGCAAAATTATATAAAGGATATGAAGTTATGATCTATGGAGATCCTGCTGGAGATTTTAGATCACAAACAGATGAAAGAACTCCATTTCAAATTATGAGAAACTGTGGATTAAAAGCTATACCTGCACCATCTAATGATGTTGCTTTAAGAATAGAAGCTGTTGATTCTACACTATCTAGATTAGTAGATGGATCACCAGGATTTAATATGAGTACTGATTGTATCAATCTTAAAAAAGGTTTTAATGGTGGTTATCATTATAGAAGACTTCAAGTATCTGGAGATAGATATGATGAGAAACCATTAAAGAATAGATACTCTCACGTTCATGATGCTTTACAATATTTAATGATGGGAGCTGGTGAAGGTAGAACAATGATGTCTGGTAAAATACAAACACAGCCAACTATT